CCCCCGCCACAGTCTGTCCATTCAGCGTTAAATAGGGGGGCTGGTCGCTTCCCTGGATGGTGTTTTCGCCCGCCAGCACAACGCAGCCTTTCCGCTGTTTCTCCCGCCTGTGGAACGTCTGTGCCCCCAGGTAGGCAGTAAAATCACCGAACGGAAACGCAGACCACTCACCGTCCTCGTTCATCAGCTGAAAATCCAGCGTGGAGGAGCAGCAAGCACCCGGCTCAAAATCGTCCCCGTCCATAACGGCTTCCTGGAAGCGGAATCCGCTGGATAAATCGATGTCGTTTTTGGTTACAACCCCGCCGTCAAAAATAAACAGCGGTGTTTGTGGGGCATCTGACCGGATTGCCTCATGGAATCGGTCACTTGTAATTACCATGGTTTTCCCTGCCCTCCTTAAATCTCGATGATGGACACTCGAAGCGTCCCAATCCATTCCCGGTCATCCCGGTCGGTGCAAAGAACGCCGTCCCATTCCCGGTCTCCGCAGTAGCATACAACCTCCTGCTCGCCCCCGATTGGGTCAACGTACCGGAAAAGGAAGCGGTCTCGCTCTTTGCCACCCATCATGCTGCCGATGTACCGCATCATTTCCCACTGAATATTCTTCCATTCAAGTCTTGTGTGGTATTTTTCGGCAATCTTGTTTCTACGAAGCGTGCCGCCGGAATCCCGCTCCCCCAGCGTGTCCAGGTCGCTGACAGCGCCGGAAAAACTGCTGGGGTCAGGAATGGGGGTTCCGTTGATTTCAAATCCCATTTCATAATTGTAAATTCTTTGAATCAATGGAACACCCCCTTATCCATAGGTTTTTTCGTACATTCTGGAAGATTTTGCTACAACTCGCCCAAATTCTGCGCTGGGGGAAACCTGGGCGGTAAACTGCTTTTGCAGCAGCCGCCGCAGAAGGTCGTTCTGCTCTCGCAGAAGGGCATTTTGCTCCCGGTTGGCATCGGAAACGCCTTTGGAAACGCCGCTGGAAATTCCGGTGACAATCTGCTCATTGTTGGCAACGGCGGTGTTCCCACCCATTTTGCCAACCATTTCCGGGGAGCCGTCTTCTCTTGCCCAAAATAGCTCTCCGCTTTTTGGGTAGCCGCCGGTCGCGTAGCCCCTGACTTTTCGCATCACCGCATCGGGTTTAAACGAAGGAGTAGTAAGCGCAGGGAACCGGATTGCGCCAGCCGTTGCCGAAAAACTGTTTGCATACGCCATTCCGTCCGCTGCTCCCGCTCCTGCCCAGTCATTTTGGTGGAGGCCGTCAATGACATTGCCGCCGATATTCGTTGTCTCTCCAATAAATCCAGACGCATAGGTGTTCCCAGAATCGTAGCCAAGCGCCTCAAAGACTTCCGTTGTCCTGTCGCCAAGAACGGCGCTCCACGCCGTTTGGAAACCGGACTGCACGCCCTCCGGGAGCATCGACAAGTAGCTTGCGCCTGTTGCTTCTGCAACCTCTTTGAGCAGATTGTAGTCTTCCTTTGGCAGAACGGCTTGGAAGGTCTCCATAACGTAGTTGTCAATGTAATCTACAATTTCTTCAAGCGGGGTTTCATCGGTGAATTTTACAAAACTGTTTTCCAGAGCTTCTTCAATGCTTATACCGCCGATCAAGTCATCAATGGTAATCGTGTTCGAGAAAGCATTTTGCGCCGCCTGTAGGATTTTCTGTCTTCCAACCGCTGTGGCAGCCTCCACCATTTCCGCAATCCGCTGGTACATGGTTTCCTCATATGCCTTGATTTCCTCGGCAATTTTATTGGCAGATTCCATGTCGCCGTTGGCAACCGCAAGGCTATAGCTGGATTGCATTTCTCCCAGCGTCCGAATTGCTAAGTCACGGTACGACTGCTCCAATTCGGCTTTCATAGTGTTGTACTGTTCCAGAACCTGCGTAAAGGAACCACGGTCAACGTCTTCCAGGGCGAACGCAACCTTTCCGGCGAACTCACCGGCAATTTTGCCTTCCTCGACAGCGCTTGTTACACGTCTGATAAAGCCTGATAGCTCAACCGCTCTTGCCGTTTCGTTTTCTTCAAGCCCCTCTGTCCAGCCCTTTTGCAGAAGAACTGCCAGCTCCTTACCGGCGTTTTCTGCCGCCGCCTGAGCGGAGGCGTTGGAGGCGTTAATTAGGTTTGCAACATCAAGCCGGTGTTCGTCATCGTAGCCGAGCATCCCATACCCAAGCATGATTGCGTTGCTGCTGGCGCTCAATGTCTTTCCCAGCATCCCAAGAATGGAATCCGCGGAATAAGAGCCATCCGCAGCACCGCCGGTCAGGGCGGTCAGCATTTTTTGATAGCTGCCCTGCTTATCAACACCGAACTGAACCAGAATCAAGCCATTATTAAATTCCGAAATGGCAGCATTCAGCTTTCCTTTCTGGCTGTCCAGGTCGGAAATCACGCTGTCAATCGCTCCGATGGTTGCGGTTACATCGATTGAAAATAGCTGCTCCTGAACATATTTTGTGATTTGCTCCTTGGTCAGTTCCAGATTGCCCCATCTGGTTTCACGGGTGTCCAGCTCCACATTGGCAAGGGCAATGGAAATGCCGATACCTGCCAGTGTCAGTCCAGCGCCGATGCTTGCGCCAACGGCAAGGGTCGCTCCGGCTGCAAGGGCAATCAGCCCACCGGCAGCAGCGCCCTTGATTGCTGTCCAAATGCTGTCTGCCAGAGTTTTGCCATCAAAACCATACGCTTTTACGTCATCGTAAATTGCTTTGATGCTGGTCGCCGCAGAAATTGCCAGCGTCACACCGGCGGCGTACTTACCGGCGGTTTTACCCAGAAACTTTGTGGCAACGCCTCCCGTTATGGCGGAACCGGCAGCAGATGAAATCCACGATGCAATCAGGTCGCCCCAGTTCTCGGTTGCTGTCCCGGCAAGCCCCTTTTTTTCCAGAAGGAAGGACACCCCAATTGTTATGACTGACGAACCCAGCGTCAGCAAAACGCCATGTACGGAATCCAGCGTTCCCTTCGTCCAGTTCAGTGCATTTGCAAGGTTCGTGCTGATTTCCCATGCGAGCATCGTTGCTCCGATGGTTCCAACAATCAGACCGATTTCCTGCAAGTGTTCGCTCGTCCAGTCGATTAGCGGCTTTATCTTGTTATAGATTTTGTCAACTTTTGTGGAAACAGCATCTTTAATAAAATCGTACCCGGGCAGCTCCATATCTTCAAGCTCGCCAGAACCAATACCGCCGACACCACCGATGCCACCGCCACCGCCTGACGCACTTTGAATAACGTTTAACTCATCAAAACCGGCAAGCTGGTTTTTCAGCTCCGCAGCGCTGCCACCGGCAGAGCTTAGGTCTTTATCCAGTTTCTCCGCGGCGCTCCCTGCGCCGGAGATGCCGGAATAGTCCACAGATGCCAGCTGAATGCCAAACAGGTTTGCGATTGATACTGCAAGCGCTCGAATTGCTTTCACTGCCGCAATCGCATAAGGCAGGATTGCGTTGAGAGCAGGAATAAATATGTTGCCGATTTCGCGCGCCGCAAGATTTACTTGGCTCCCCAGCACTCTCAGCTGGTTTGCAGGGGCTTCCAGCGTTCTTGCCATGTCCCCTTGCGCAACGGTCACCTGGGTCATGATAGCGTGATACCGCAGCATGGATTTTTCCGCCTGATCCATTGCGGATATTTTTTTACTGATTCCCAGGGCTGCTGCTTCTTCCTGAAGCTTGGCGGCAGACAGGTCATAGCCCAATCGCCGCAATGGTTCCAGCTCACCGGAGATACCGGCCTGCACTTTCTGCATGGCAGATGCGACATCGATGTTGTAAAAGGATGCCAGGTCATACCCTAGCTGCGTCAGGTTTTTGGACATAAACGCAGCCTTTTCACCTGAAACGCCGAAGCCTGTGATGATCGTGTTGAAAACACCCTGATTCTGCATCCAATCGGAAATATCAATGCCCATAACATCCGATGCTTTCTTTGCAAAATCATACGCTTCTTTTGCGTATTCTCCCATTGATGCTGTAAAAAGGTTGATTGTTTCCGTATATTTCGATGCAGTATTCAGCATACTCGCGAGCCCTGTATACGCTTTTCGGTAAAGGGTAAAAGCCACAGCGCCTTTCAGTGATTTCCAAAGCAAATTTGTCTGTCCGGTTGCCCGCTGGATACTTCCGCCGTACTGTTCTGTGCTTGCAATCAATCTCTGAATCCGGCTCGGGAATGCCAAAAACCCGGCGGATACCCGGCTCATTTCGTCCGCCAGCGGCTTCATAGTGGTTGCAAGATCCTGCATTTGCTTGGTGAATCTGTCAAAATTCACTGTCTCAAGCTCCCGGGTGACCTCTGGCAGCTTTTTGAGCTGGTTGATAAACGAGGTCATCTGCGCTTTTCCAAGCTCACCGAGGGGCTTTAGGCTGCTTGCCAGCTGTGTTAGCTTATCGTTCGCCGGGTTGTCCGGCAGATTTTTGACCGCGTTCCCAATCTCCGTCAGCTGATTTCCAATGGAAGATGAAATCTTCAAATTGTCCGTCTGGGCTTTCAGCTTTGCCAGGGATGCGCTGATCCGGGTCATTTGGCTTTCAAAATTGCTGGTCTTTACGCCACTCACCGCATTCTTAATACCGGTAATTCCAGCCGCAACCTTTGAAAGGGCGGTTGTAGAACCGCTGATTGCCGTTTTCAGCTCCGCCAATTTCTTTGACAGAGCTTCAACGCCAGCGGACGCAGCGGCACTATCGTTTACAATCTCAAACTCAATCCCCTGCATTTCCACATTGTCAGCCATTCCCCTCACCGTCCTTTTTCTCGAATCGTTTATTGAAAGAAAGCATGAACATCTCCATCATCGTTTTTGCTTTCTGGTCTTGTCTTTCTTCCTTGGTTGCCTTTCGCGTTTCCGTTGCCTTTTGCTCCCGCTTCTCAGCTCCCAGTTCAAAGGGCAGGTCACGGTAAGGCACCGGCTTGATTGGCTTTTTGCTGAAACTGAACCGCAGCACCGGGGCCGCATCCAGAAGCGCTTCATACGTATACGCGCCTTGCAGCCAAAGGTCATAATTGCGCCGTTCTTGTTTGATTTTGTCTGCCTGCCGGTAGAATTTCGCCAGCTCAACATCCTGATTCCAGAACTGGTCATAGGTCATGCCGATTGCAAGGTAGTATGGGAAGGCTTCGTTGAATATTTCCGTGTAAGCAAAAGAAGGGGGCGGGGTTTCCCCACCCCCTTCGTCATTGGAAAGAAGTTCGCTTACTCTACTGCTTCCCAGCCGGGGTTTCCCTCGTTTTCCTCATCCTCGTCAGAGAGCAGGGTATACACGGCTTCAGAGAACATTTCGGCAAGGGCTTTGACCAAGCCCTGCTTGTTGCCCATGCCATCGTAAATCTTGTTGATGGTAGCCACCTTGGTATTGGGATGGTTGGCGGCAAACGCACCAGAGAACAGCATGGGAATCATGGTAGCGGGCTTGCTGCCAAGCTCGTTGATGGAAAAACCGGACTTTTCCATGGCAGAAACCGTAGACCGGGTGAATTCCAGAACGTACTTCTTGCCGTTGTAGGGAATAGAAATCTTCTTAGCCATCGCTAATTCCTCCTAAAAAATGTGATGTTTCTTGCTTATCCTTCGCTGTCCAGCGTAATAGGCGTGGACGGTGCAATAGAAATTGCCAGGCCAACGACTTCATTAACGCCGCCGCCGGTGGGATAACAGGTGAGCTGCCCATCGAACTTGAACTTGCCGTCAGTGCCGGTGGGGGTCAGGTTTTCGGCTTCGCCAGTACCGCCGAACCACACAGCGTAGTGATCGGTCTTTCCGTTGAGAGCCACCAGCTTCTTGTAGTCCTCCAAGGTATAGTTCGCTGTGAAGGAGAGGGCATCCATAGACTGGATACCGGAGATGTAGGTCTGCATCTTGTCGGACAGGGTGGTTGTCTCAAGCATCTCAGGATCGCCGCCCAGGTCGGGAAACTCCTTGATGTCAATGAGCTTTTCGTAGGTGTTTCCGGTGCTTCCCTTTTTCATGAGGAAGACCTTATAGGTAGAAATCGCGATAAGTCATCATTCCTTTCGTTTTTGTTTTGTTATTTTCGGTAGCTGTTTTTTCCGTCTGTCACCGCCTCATAGCGGGCGGTCAGCCTGTAAATCGTTCCGTTTTCCATGTTCGGAACAGGGGACATAGAAATGCGTGTAAAGTTCTTTCCGTAGAGCATTTCGTCAATTACGCCCATGATTTCACGGCACACAGTTTTCTTTTTCCCGGCTTTGTCGGAGTACACATTTACTTCGTACATCACCGTTGCGTACCGTTCCGTGTTGCTGCTGTCAAGATGTGACTGCGTTGTGTAATTGTCTTGCTCTATGATGGATACATAGGGGAATTTTGCCGGGGAGTTCACATATTCGCCGCTGACAGAAATACCCGGAAACCGTTTTCTGAGTGCATCGGCAATGGGGGTATAGACCTTTCGCTCAATGTCGATCATCTGGTGAATACCTCCTTTACGATTCTCGGAAGCTCCTGCATTATCCGTTTTCTCGCTTCATACATGGGCATTGCAGGAGGGTTGCCGTAGGTATGCCCGCCCCCGGCACTCTTGGGGAGATACCAGCCGTTGGGGTCGTTCCAGTGGCCTTTACCGCCCGGGTAAGTGCCAGGTCCCATGCCGAACTCCTGGGCTTCTGGATGACCGAATCCGTAGGTGATGCCCGTTCCAAATTCAACGAATAACACGGTTTTCCCCTCTGCCTTTACCTTGAATCCGGTTTCCGTTTCTTCGCAGGTAACGTGTTCGTCCCGTTCTCCCAGATGAGAGCCGTTAGAAAATCCAATTTTCGCAACCTGTACACCAAACTCAGCCAGCCGCTTTGCAAGCCTTCTCCCGCATTCCAGCTGCCATTTCCGGTATTCTTCCAGCTCATTTTGTAGCTTTTGAATACCAGCGGTGGAAAGCGGAACTGTGATTTTCTTTCTCATGACACGCTCACCTTCGTCACGGCAATGGAAACGGCGTTCAAAGACCTTGCAACCCGTTTTACCTTGTAGTCATACAGCGGCTTGCCATCCTCGCCATACTCCGGCTCTTTGTCGAGGAAAAGCACCGTTTCCTCCCCAATGGGGCAGGAGGTGTCATCCGTGACGATCACCTTGTCATACCCGGCGAGGTTGCCAAACTGTTCCACCTGGGAAGAACCGCTTGCGGCTGAAATATTGGCTCTAAGGCTTTGGGCGGGCTTGTAAAAGGTTTGTTCTTCGCTTGTCTCATTGCCATCCTCGTCAATAATCGGCTCTTTGTGGTCATACAGGCAGAACCAGAATGTTTGCTTGTTCCGTTCCATTACTTTCATGTTTCCACCTCACAAAACACCACAAACCGGGACAATTTGCCGCAAAAGCGTGGGGGGAATGTCCCCGTCTTCGTAGGTTCTGGAAATTCCGTTTTCACTGTGGGCAGTTTCACCTTCCGCGCCACGCTTGTTCAGCAGGTAAACAGCGATTTCCACCTGCAAATACTCGTATTGCTTCGGAACATCCAAAATGGACGGGTCAAATGGGAATGCTTTCCGGCAGATTTTGCTCCCGGCGATTTTCAGGTAGGCGGAAACCGTGAGTTCATCGGTTTCGCCGGACAGCACTTTTGCCATTGCGATTTTTTCCAGTTCATCCACGGTTCCCTAGCCTCCTTTTAGCCGTCAGGCGATTTCGTAGAATCCTTCGGTCTTGGGATTGGACTTCGGAGTGCCTACAATGAAGCCGCTGTCAGTCTGCTGGTAGTAGGTCTTTCCGTCCTGCTTGGTGGTATCCTCGGTGGCCTTAGCCGTTCCTTTCATAATGCGGACAGCCTTGGTCTCGTCAGTCAGTGCAACAACGTAGTACTTCCGGGAGTAGATTTCGTTCTTCCGAATGTTGGGTTCACGCTTCTGCTCGATCTCAGTTCCGCGCTTGTTGAAAATGGTAACGGCCTGGCTGGTTGCGACTACAACGGTTCCACGCTTGGCATCCTTTTTTGTGAAAATGCTGACACCTGCCACAGTTCCGATGTAGCCAGTCCGGGCGAAAGCCTCCACATATTTCAGCTGTTCGCCCAATGTCTTCCGCAGCTCGGCGGTGTCCAGGGGATTCACGAAGGCGAAAGCCATAGCAGACAGCTTTTCAGGCTCGTTGTCGGTACTCTCGACATTCAGACTCGCCACGGCATCTGCAAACGCATCAAAGCCGATTTTGGGGGATGCAACGACCATGGGGGCTTTTACGAACTCGCCGTAAATATCGCCGTTGACGGTGTTGAACATATCCGTACCCATGTGCCGAGTGCCGACAGGGACAAGCATAGGGTCGGTCATTTCCTGCTCGTCAAAGTACTCGAATCGGTTCTGAGCAAGCTCGATTCTGTACTCCCGTTCGCCGTAGGAGACCTCAATGGATTTGCTGTTGCCCTGGCCCATGTTCAGCTTTTCTGTTCCGTTGGTAGCCTTGTAAACGTTGATTTTCCGAATCATGCCAGCGGTGCCGACAAGACTGTTGTCAACCGTGCAGAACCGCTGCAAGTCCAGATGGGAATTGAACTGGTCTTCTACCTCGTTGGAGAGATAGAAGTTATCGTAGATTTTGTGCGCCATTATTATTCATTACCTCCTGTTTCATAAAGTGCTTTGTACTCCTCCGGGTGTTTCTGGGAGAAATCGTACCTATCCGCAGGGGACATCTTTCTGAAAGCATCCTTGGTCATGGGACTGCCGGTGCCACCATCTACGCCCCTGGGTGTCCTTTTCAGCTTGTCAGCAATTACTCTCTTGGCATAGCCGTCAAGGAACTTCTGGTTGTTGGCAAAAACCGTTTCCATATCGCCGGATTCCATTGCCGCAGCGGTTGCGGTTGCCAATTCTTCGTCATAACCCTGGGAAACCAGCTTGGCCTTGTACTCGGAAACCGTCTTTTCCCTTTTTAGACCGGCCAATTCCTGTTCCATGTTTGCCCACTTCTCTGCTTCCTCCTGCTTCTTCCGCTCATCCTCGGTCAGAAGTTCGTGGTGCTTCTTCTTCCAGGCGGCCACATCAGAAGCGGCCTTGTCGTACAGGTCTTTCTTCACATAGCCGGAATAATCCGGGTCAGGGAAGTCAAAGCTCTGCAAGGCGGCGATTTTCTCCTCCGGGGTCATGGTGTCGAATCCTGCGATTGTCTTTACGTCAATTTTTGCCATGGTGTTTACTTCCTTTCTGCGCTTAACAAGGCTGATCTCCCAGCACGATTTGCGTTTTTCGGCTTCTCTGCCGTTATGGAGGAAACTGTGGGACTCGAACCCACACAGGCTTTCGCCTGGACGGTTTAGCAAACCGCTCCGATACCGATTACGGCAAGTTTCCGTATTGCTACAGATAACCACTCTGTAGCGTGATTGCTCCCCTGCACTATTTGGTGTTTAGCCACGTCGCAACACCCAGTTCTCTTATGCAATCTTCCCAGGCTGGGGCCGCCAGCAGGAATCGAACCCGCAACCTACTGATTACAAATCAGTTGCTCTACCAGTTGAGCTATGGAGGCATGTAAAACAAAAGAAGGGCTTCCGACACCAATTTCAGGTATCGAAAGCCCTTCGGCTGTAATCTCCCACGATTTGGGAGCCTTAAAATATTCAGTTTACTTTCTTGCGCTTGATCTCGATGACGGAAATCTTCCCTTGTTCCACCTTGATTTCAGCCTGATTGCGACGGTGAAGAACTTCCTCAATCGCCTTGATCTCCCTGGCTGTCATCCGGATTGCCGGTCTGGCTTCCGCTTCCGTTTCCATTGGCATTTCCTCCGTTCTGCAATGCGGCCCTCGCCGCTTTTTCTTCCTGCTCTTTCATGTAGTCCATGCTCATGCGATAAGCCAATTGCGGATCGGAAAATAACCCGCAATGTGTAAACGCCAATTCAGGGGCGATTTTATCACAGGCAAGCATCTGGGTCAGCACCGTAGACTTTTGAGCGATATTCTCATAATTTCTACGGGTAAACCGGATTTCAAGGGCAGAAAGCTTCAAACTTAGGTCACCCATGTCCCGGCAAATGCGGAGAACCAGCTTCAAAAACTCCTTTTCGGACTTCTTGAATATCGGCTCCATGCCCTTGGCCCTGGATTCAGCAGCAGACCAGCCGTCCCGCATGATAACAGCAGTCCCGGTGTCGCTGGTGGATGTGCCGCCGTTCCGGTTCGGCATTCCACAGATGGTGAGAACCGTCTCGTACATACTGTCCACAAGGGTCTGTGTCTGCGCCTGGTTAAGCTCACTGTTCAGGTAGGTGATTTCCGCTTTCATGGTAGCGTCAATGTCCTTGAACTTGAGGCCGCCCAGTTCCTTCAATGCCAGGAATTTCTCTTCATCAATATCCACATTGTGGAACAGAATCAGCGCCTGAATGAACTGCTCCACGCCGTCCACACGGTTGCTCTCTGTCATGTTGATGGCATCCAGCAGGGGAATGACGATTTCAAAGGCCCCCAGGCGTGCGTTGTTCGCCGGGTATTCGATAATGGGAATGCCCAGGATTTGGTCTTCCTGGTGAACCACGCTCCATGTATTGAACACTTCAAAATACTGGTTTTCCGTCCAGCAGGAGAAGACCAGCGTACCGTCTTCTTTCTTGACATACCGTACACCCATCATGGGTTTATGGCCAAGGCTCACACTGTACACTACAAAGGCGTACCGGGGGTCAAGAGTGAAGATTTCAAAGGGAGCTTCGTCTTCCTCTACGTCTGCCATACTGTCCGGCATGGCCATACGGTAGGACGTTCCGCAGATGTGCATCCAGTCCACCAATTCCTCGTCCTTGGAGGCTTTATCCTCGGAAAGCATATAGTCATTCAGCCGCAGGACTTCATCGGCAATACTCTTTTCGCCGCCCCGGCTGACATACTGCACAGGCTCACCAACCAGATACCCGGTCTTGAAAGAAACAATCTCGTTTGCCCGGTTTTCAACAACCATATTGTTGATTTCCGGGCGCACTTCCTTTTTCCGGTACAAAATCGGCTGATCGCCACGGTAGTAGCGGTAGAGGTAGTCAATCTCGGACTGGTTTTGCAGGTGCGTGAACAGTGCCTTTTGAAGCACATCAATCACGTTCCCCCGGTTGATTTCTTTCACTTCGGTATAAATCACTCTGCGCCCGAACAATCGTCTGCTTGCCGTGTTCCGCACCCCCCGTCTCTTATAAGTTCTCTCGTACCATGTTATCACAACTCCCCAATGGTTGTCTAGTTAATTTTTGTTCATGTAACCATTCGCTACAAAAAACACAAAGCGCATCGGGTGAAGTTCCCTACACCCAAATGCGCTAACCTCAAATATTTACTTGTTATTCATTGCTTAGCGTGTCCGCAATCTGTTTGACCTGCCCGTAAATGGAAGCCAGCACTTGACCGTACATATCAAACCGTTCTGCCCCCATGGTCAGCCGCCCGGTGACGGGGTCAGCCTCCGTTTCAAAGAGGTCTGACACCATCCCGATTGTGGCGAGGGCTATGTTTGCGTCTATTCGGAGGTTTGCAAGTGTCTTCATGTCCATCATACGGTCTTGCCCTCCCCCAGAAACTTATTCAGGAAGAACGTCTGTCCTTTGCCGGTAACTTTCGGTGTCTTGCTCACAGAGGTATGTCCGTCACTGTGATTGATGACCGTTTCCTTGATACGGAAGAGCCCCTGCTCCATGCTGGCCTGCGTAGGCATGTTGTAATCCGTGCCGTTGCGCTTGATTAAGTACCCATTGTCCCGCATCCACCGGAACAGCCGTCTTTCGCCCATGTCCACACCATTCTGCCGCATGATCTTTGCCAACTCACCCACAAGAACCGTGCTACTGGAAGCGGCCACGCTGTCAGCGAACAGAACTTTGGGTGCATCGGCCTGGACTTTGGATTCCAGGGCTTTCCGCTTGTCCGTTTCCTCTTTCAGAGCGGTTGCCACTTTCAGCAGGTAATCCGGGTTCAGAATCGCCGCTTCCAGCGTTTCCGGGGTCATGTAGGCTCCGTGCTTGCGGATGGAAGGCAGCACTTCGGAAGTGACCCACCGGCGGAACTTCTTGGCAGAGGGGAGCTTGCTGGAAAGCACAAGGGAATAAAGGCCACTTTCGTTGATGACGGTCATATCCTGCGTTCCACCAAGGGTGTCACATTTCGTTACTCCCTTGTCTTCTTCATCAACATGGTCAGCGAGGGCTTTCCGGGGATTGCTGTACCCCAGCACCGCCGCCACATCCTTGCCGGCAAGCCAAAATTCGCCATCGACTTCAACTCTGCGAATAGAACCAAATTCCTTGTTGCTGAATACCTTGATTTCGTTATTCATAAATTTTCCTCCTTGATTTCAGCCCAGAGGAATGATAGAATGGATTTACCATCCTTCGGGCTGGTGTTTTGATAACCGTAACCTGTTCACTTCCTACGGCGGCAGGTTGCGGTTATTCTTTTTTGTCCAGTTCTTTCTTTACAAGCAAAATACCTTTGTTTACCACATCTGTTCTTGAAATTTCAAGTTTTTCTGCACAAAAATCAAGAATTTCAAGTTCCTCTTTGCTCATTCTAAGCTGTAAACTTTTATCTCGCTTGCTATTACCTTTGACTGGCCTTCCGGTTCGTGGCGACATATCATCACCTCTCTTTTGCCATGGCATTATTATATATTATGCAATGGCAAAAGTCAAGCATTATTTTAGAACGGTCTCGCAAACACTTCAACTTTCGTTCCAACCAAGCCCCGGAGTTCGTTTTCAAGTAGGCTGAGCGAATCTGCCCCGTCATCATGAGCCACTTTCCCGGAACGGGTATATGTTGTGACCTGTCGCATGAACTCTGCATACTGGCTGTTCCTTGCATATGTGGACGGATGCTTGAAATAGAAATGTTTCAGGATATTGTCTGACGCGAACTCAATTCGGGTCTGTTTGTTACTGATCGTTCGTTTTGTCCGAATGCTACACATATATTCTCTGCTTTTGAGAATATCCTGCACGTCCCTTGCAAAGTAACTGCCAGCATTGTTGCTTTCAAACATGGCAGATACGACCTTGTTGTTAATCAAAGCCTTTGCGACTTCTGGTTTTGTGACTTCTGGGGTAGAATCATCAAAAACAACGTCGATAATGTACACTTCCTGCCCATAGACCGCCGCAATCGGCATGGCGCAGTAGTCTGCTCCCTTGTCTGCTGTATCACAGGCGGCAATGATGGTATCCGGCTCCTTGCCAACGGGGAGTTCAAAAAACCGGTTCAAATTGCCTTCTGGGAAAAGAAGCCCCTTTGCTTCAAATGGCTGCTGCTGAAACTCGGATTCAAATTGTTCCGCTGACAGCATATCCCGCTGATCTCGGAAATACTGTGTTGTGAACACTTTTTTTCCGTCTCGGATATACTCAAAATTGCTTTCGTCCGTGACAAGGTCAAGGGCAGGGGTTTCAATGATCTCACAGCGTTTGTTCTGTTTCTTCATTTCCTCTTGTAACCGTCCAATTGGGTCATACAGGGAATACCGTGTACCGCAGATAACAATGGGCGTTCCTTCGATGGCACGGCCGATAATGTCGCCAGAAATTACCTCCCACTTCTCGTCAAGACGCTGCCGGTTCTTTGCCTCTTCCCGCCCTTCGACACAGTCATCAAGGTATAACAGGTTTGTAGCTTCGGATAAGCCGACCTGTCGTGCGTCAATGGAGCGACACATGATTGTCGGAAATCTGGATTTGTTCATGAGATTCAACGTCTTCGTATCTGCATTCGTCTGAACCAGCTTGCTTTCCGGAAAAACGTCGTAGAACAGGTATTCGCTCGGTGTTTGAAGATATTCCAGACAGCCCTTGTAGAAAGAATTGACCAAATCGTCACCGGTTCCTTCCATAAGTGTCGCCTTTTCAGGGAATTTCCCGGAAAGCATATTTGTAAAATTGATTCCCAACTGGGATTTCCCAGCGCGCTTAGGCATGGAAATCGATAAAAAGTCCAATTCCCCGTCCAAAATCTTCTGGTATGCGTCCACATATCGTTTTAAGTAGTGCTTTCTCGGCTGATAAAACCGTTTTTCTAGCTTCCTGTCCAATTCAATATAGGTCAGATAGCTGTCAAAGTCATATGGAGCCTCAAACAATAGCCCCCGCCGCCAAAGGCTGTAGAAGCCCTCCACCTGAGACATGGGAACTTTATCCATCATTCGGTCGCACATATCCTTCAATTGTTTATTCGCCCGATGCGCCGCCGTGAAATCCGTCTCAGCCCATGCCTGACACAGGGAAAACAGGTCTTCATATGTTCCGATATCACCCGGTCTGTTCTCGATAGCCCCCAGAATGGAGGTTGACAATTTCTCATAATCCATACTCTCACCTCACAGAGCGTCCGCTTGTTCAAATGCTTTCAGCATCTTCGGAAACTGGATTGCAAACCAGTCCACCATTTCCTCGTTCTTTGCCCATGCACCATCTGTGGAGAGGCTGTTGTACCGTAGCCCACTTTCGTTCAAAAATGCGTGGACCAGTTCATGCCGTATGATCTCCCGCTGTCTTGCCTCAATTTTTTCATCCGGGTCTTTCTCCCATTTTTCGCAAGTTTTGAGCAGAAGGATGAAGATTTCGTGGGAATCCCCGTCACATAGGCCGCCGTAATTCATACGGTCCATATACTCGTCCTGCCCGTATTCCACGAATCGAATCGTATAATCCGTGCCAAGGACTGAAATCTTTCTTGCTGTTGTGTTCATAAAATCCTCCATTGCTTGTAAATCAATTTCGCAAGTCCACGAAATTGATAAAAATAAAGGCTGCCCGTGCGTATCTCAGCACAAGCAGCCCTTCGGCTTTCCTCCCGCCCTTGCGGGAGGCCTATTTATTTCCGGAATTCCTGCTTCGCCTTGTTATAGGCAAGCTGCCACACTCCCTGGTCAGGTAGGCTCAGGCTTTCTCCAAGCCCCGCATCAAATTCTTCCAGCGTAAACTTTTCGTATTCTTCGCAAAGATACCGCTGTGTTTCCTCGTTCAAAACGTGCCTTGCAAACGCTTCCTTATTGTAAAGCACCATCATCTTTACCGGATTGCGAGCGGCGTTGATAACGTCTGTTACGTTGTCCTTCCCCAAAACGGTTTGAAGCTTGGCAAAAATCCGTGCGGAAGCAATAATATTCTCTTTTGTCATTTCTGTTCCTCCTTGTAAATTTCAGCATCTTCGCTGATACCATACAATTTTCGGTTCGCTTCGGCTAGAAGCGGCTCCTTATTGATTGTTCTCGCCCAGTTCTGGTCAACGGGGAACCCCTTCACGTTCTGGCAATCCTTTGCCCCTGTCGGGATTCTGTCGTAAACTCCGTCCTTGTACCGGATAATTGCGTTTGCGCCGTCCAATGCGGGTGTGACATATAGCTGAATTTTCACCATTTTGCCTCCCTTTTCTTGCGATTTTCTTTCGCCCTTGCGTTTATTTTCCCCCGATATTCCTTGTATTCCTCTGGGGTCATAGCCGCTTCTTTTCTTCTGATACGGTTTTTCTTGTACTCATTACGGCATTCCCTGTTTTCTGATTCATATTTGGAACAGGAACGCTTTTGGTATATCTTTCTGCACTCTGAGCTGCAAGTAACAGAGGTGTATGACGGAACAAACATCTTTCCGCACACGGCACACGGAATCTCGGCACTTGCCGCTTGCCGCATAAGCCGCCGCCCCTCCGGTGTGGTGTTCGCTGCGTTCCACTCTCTCGTTTTCTTTCTGTCATTTTCACGAATTGCTTGCTCGGAACAGCCCGGACAATACTTCTGTCTGCCACCGGTTACAATGTACTCTTGCCCACAGGCGAGGCACTTGTCTGTGCTGCCAAGAGGTCTGGCTGTCCCGGTTCTCCTTCTCCTTGCTGCCTGTTCACGCTTCCGGTCGGCAAGGCAATCGGGGCAAAACTTCGAGCTTGGGCCAGCCATAAACGTTGCTCCACACACAGAACATACTCTCTGCCGGATTGTTGTGCGATTGTTCTTTGCCACGCATTCCGGGCAAGCGGAAGAACCGGGGTCTCCTTCGTAGGTCTTGCCGCAGTATTTACAAACTCGCTTCAATTATGACCACCTCCTGCGGCTTCTCCTTTTCGCTCACAGCCCATCTTTGCTTGCGCTTCTGCTGTCCCGCTCCGCCTGCAAAGCGTCTGCTTTCATTTTCGCTTGCAGGGAATCGATATACCCATCCATATCTGTTTTTCCATAGTATATCGCAACGCGAATATCGTTGTCATCATCATAATCAGATGTATAGCAGTATAGCTTTACTGATGTTTCGTCATCCCCATTCCACGTTGCCGTCCTCTCTGTGTAATGATACTCACCGGAACCTTTTGCACCGAAATGGAATCCACTCCCGTTCTTTGTTTTTTCTTCACACTCTCCATAGATGGAGCACAACTTCTCCTTCAAATCTTCATAGACCGCTCTATGGTCAATCACGTCAAAAGTATATGCCCCAATGTAAAAAATGGAATCATCTTTGTTTTGCGAAATTTTACCATTTTCAGGTGTTCCGCATACGCAGTATGTCTCAACATAATTCACATTGTATCCAGCCACCGTCAGGTTGCAGCCAAATGCAGTACTATACCACCCACATGGTATATCCTTGGAATGTTCCCAGTCGAACCGTTGTTCTATTCCGTCCCATCTTCTCATATTGTAGTCTTCATATACCCAGAGGTCAATGCCTTCTGCATCCATCGCCTTTTCAACCTCTGTCTGGCTACTGCCCCACGGGATGCCCCGGAAGGTTATCCCTTCCGCCATTGAACACGGAACCAGCAGAGCTGTAACGGTCATCACTGCCAAAATCAAGGAAAACGCACGTCTTCCTGCTTCGTTAAGATATTTCATTGTTTACTCTCCTCCTTATTGATTTGCATGGCTATTCTTCTTTCAAAATAGGTTCGTGTTGTCCCTTGACCCATTCAGCATCCTTGTTAGAACGCTTTCCATATCGGTATAGTCCAAGGTATACATTCTTGTTTTCGTATATTGTCTGTACAGTGCTGATGATAAATGGCTTGCCACTTCTATTCAGCTTTCCAGAGCTATTAAGCGCATCTGTAACAGCTTGATATGTCATACCTTCTTCGTCTTTCATGCGGAATATTTCACGAACGGTTTCCGCTTCCTCCGGCGCAATGACCATCTGGCGGTTTTCCGCTCTATATCCGAAAGGCGTTCTGCCGCCACTATATCCGCCACTAGCTGACTTAACAGCACGACCGCCGCTTGTTCTCTTTGTGATATTGTTCCTCTCCTGCTCTGCCACAAACAGCATGAGAGCTTTGTATACATTACCAAGCCCTGTATCATCATTGACCACTTCTTCCGTTGCACTGATTAGCTTCATTCCACGCTTTTCAAGCAGCATCATAAAGTAGTAGTACAGTTTGATGTCTCTTGCCATGCGGTCAGACTTGGCAACAACTACAGCCTCGATAGGTGGATTCTTCATTTCTCCGTAAAGGATGGCATCCAACTGAGGCCGATTTTCTTTTACGCCGCTTTCGCCCTTATCCACGAACCACTCAGATACCATCATATCATGGCTTTCGCAGTAGTTTGTGATAAGTTCCTTCTGTGCTTCAATGCCAAACTTATCGCCCATAGCCTGAGCATCGGTGCTAACTCTCACATAAGCAATGACATTCTTCATATCCGCTTACCTCCTTTTGTTACGATAACATATTACCATAATTACGGCATGAAGTCAATACCGTAAACTCTTTTTGTATGACTGCATAAATTCTCTTTTTTATTTTTGGCGATTTTTTAGGATTGGTAGTTCCTTTTTTGCTTTTGCGGGATTTTTGAGAGAGGAGGGGTCTTTTTCCTGTTTTCGGTGGTTGAGGGGCTAACCCCCCGGCGACCTGCCCGGCCATATCCCCCGCCCCCGGTGCTATCTAGCAGCAGCCGGAACCGCTGGACAGTGCCGGACAGCCCAAACCCTGGAAAACCCCCTGGCTGAAAAATACGGTAAAAATTACGGTAAATCTTGAATTGCCTATTGACATTTACGGTGAATCATGATACAATATCACCGTAAATAAAAAGCGCCCCCGAAGCCGTAGGAAGCAAAGCGGGAGCGCACCACACAAGGGAGGCGCTGCTATCATAGCACGCCCCCACACAAAAAACAAGGGGGAAAATAAAAATGTATATCTATGATAAAATCACCGCCGATCTGGAAGCCCGGAAAGACCGCAGCGCATGGGATAGGGGCGTAAACGCCTACGCCCTGGAGCTGGCGGAAGAACTCCGCGAGCGGGCGGCTTATGAGGGGCGCAACCCTGAATCGGAGAAAGAGTGCCGGGAATGGATGCTGAACGGGGCGCAGGACTGGGAACAATACAGCTGGGGCGGTTCCGCCCTGATCTATGACGGTGACATTGCGGAACGTCTTTGCTGCCCGTCTGAACTCAAAAAGAACCGCCACGGGGAGCGCAGACCCAACAGCCGGGAAGAATGGCTCGACACCCAGGCCAGAGCCTTGGCCCAGGCTTGCAACCGTGTAGCCCGCTTGTATTCCCGTATTATAAAGGGGGCATAATCCATGAAATATAGTGACATTATCCGGGAAATTGACTGCATTTTCGATTTTTTCAGGCGGCACAGCAAAAACCTAACAAAACCGCAAGAGCTGAAATTGCAGGAATTGCAAGATTTGATTCACGAATTGCGGCAAACAAGGGGGGCGCTGAACCGTGCGAACAACTATAACAGTTATCGTAGACCCCTCAGAAATGACAACCACTGTCCGCCGTGCAGGCGAAAAATGCCCGATCGCCTGTATTTATGATGTTAGCCCCGCCGCGCTTTCCAGCGCATACCGTGATGCGGCGGAATACCTGCTAGACCTTTCCAACCGGCTTGACGGGATTAAAGCAGCCCCCCGCGCTTGATTTTAGCTTGAATAGATGTTAATATTATTTAATGCGGGTGGCAATCTCCACCCGCCAAAACAGGAGGATAAAAAATGAAAAGAGCAGAAGCAAAGGCACTTGCCAAAAAATACGGAATGCGTATCTTGCGAGCGCCAGTCACCGGGGAGGCGTGGGCGCTGTACCTTGAGACCCCGGAATGCATCGAGGAGTTGGACGCTCTGGCAAACCAAGATATTCTCCCCTGCGCCATGGAGGCGAATTACTGGGGGTATGATGTCGGCCTCCCGGTTGCTTACAAACTAATCTGTCCAACCAACTGGTTTGACCGGTGGGGATGGGCTGACGAATAAAAAACAAATTAGATTGTTTTTAATTACACCCGCCCCGGAGGTCACGAGGGCAGAAAGGGAAATGGAAATGGGCACTTACAACGATTTTTATAACTCTGATTTGTACGATTACAGCGAATTAAAAGAGAAGGCATTGGCCTTCAATGCCACGCAGGAAGACATTAACGCCCTGGGGGAATGGTTCAGCCGCCACGGCATGAGTTATTGGAACGGGGAATGCTTCCACGTGGATGCAGGCCACGACCTGTACCCCATCCACAAGGAAATCGGCTACAACGAATATGAATTAGTCGGTTATACATTTTCCAGCTGGGACGATCGCATTATTCCGCTACCGTTCCCCACACCGGAAGCACGGGCAGCGTGGGAGGCCGAGGAGGAGGAGAAGTGCCGCAGAGAGCGCCAGGAATATGAGGCCGAAAAGAAAAGAAAAGAAGATTTTTTCATGAAAATGCCTGTGGGGGAGCTGGTTGAGCGGTATCACATCGGTTTTAGCGCGCGCGGGGAGCTAGTCGCAGGTAAAATGTATCAAGCAGTGGAGGATGGCGCAGAAAACGCCATTTGGCGGCGGAGAAAGTCAATCAAGGCTTTTCTGTTAAGCAAAAAGGAGGAAAAAGCATGACAGATAAGGAGTTTTTAAGCCGGTTCGAGGATTTCCGTGGCGCATTTTGTACCACGGACGAAATCGAAAACCAGCTGTTGACCGGCAGTTTACCGGAAGGGACTACCGTTGCCGATATGCACCGCGCAATGGATGCGCTGCAAGATGCAATTTTGTCCAAAAAAGACGCAATCCTGTCCATCGGCAAACTGGACGCTCCTGAACCTGAGGCGCTGGAAGTGTACGCCGAAATCAGGATCAGCGGGAAAAACGTTTTAATCACAGCTGAAATCACAAACGCCGGTGACCCGGACAATGATAGCAGCGATTGGTTTATCGTCCACCCCAGTTTCCGGGTTTGATAGGGGGTGGTCATGTGAAAATTCTTGCCATTCTCCTATTTCCGGTGGCGGTATTGGTCGAACTTTTGAAAAAGCAGTAAATTAAAATAAAATGGCGTAGCCCCTGGGGAAACCCCCGGGGGCTTTTCTCTGCCCTGAACGCCCCGCCCATTGTGGCGGGCTTTTTATGTCTTACTTGTGTGGCGGCTCTAGCGGCGTTCTAAGCGGTTTATTTTTCGGACGTGTGTTTATATTACCTGGTGCATTTTCTCCGTTTACAGCAGCGGTGATGACTTGCATTCAACGTGCGTTCCGCGTTCCGTTTCCGGTCAATTTGTGGCGGGCTTTTCAAAACTCCCGGCAGCGGCTGCGTGGCATCCCCAGAGCGGCAAGTAACGCGGGTCATAGTCGATAGTTGATAGTCGCAAGCCAAAGTCGCTGCCATAGTCGCTTGAAAGTCGCAAAAGAAGAATCCCCCGAAAGTCGCAAGACCTCCGGGGGCATTTTCATAGTCGCTATAGTCGTTTAAGCAGGATTCCATCTTTCGATTCCACTTCAACGGTGCATACGCCTGGCGTTTCAAACTCAACGGTTGCTCTGACTGCATTTGGATTTTCACGCACGATGATTTCAAACACCGCGTTAATGGCCTCGGTCAGTTCTTTTGTCATTTCTCGCTCGCCTCCGCATCAATGATTTTGTCCGCCTCTGCTCCATACACGTCTTCCAGATACTTCCGGCGCAGCTCCTCCGGGTCTTTGCGTTCACCCATGGGGTTGTCGGGCCGCAGAACCACTTCCTGCTGGTCTGTATAGTTCATGTTGTTTTTCATCAAAAAAATTCCGGCAACGGGGTTAATCTTTCCATTTTGCATGAAATCTTCCATCTGTGCGTTGATAAAATCCCTCGCTTTTTTGATGGTGTCACGAGTAGAGTTGCTTAACTTCCTCCCTTCCGGGTGATTATTACACCACCGCCACATAGTCATCCTGTCCACACCGAACGCCAAAGCGAACCCTGCGAAAGTCGGCTTCATGTCATTTTCCGCGCACAGGCTGAAATAGTCGAAGCACCTCTGCTGCACCGCTTCCAGGCTGTCCATATCAGGCTTGTCCCACTTCATGATGGTCATGGAATGGTTGATGTACTTGGTATTGTCCCCCGGTTCCAGGTCAGGAACTTGGTATGGCTTCTTTTTGAGTTTATTGCTTTCCGCCAAAGTCGTTTCCTCCTTTTATTTTTTTATGAAATCTTATATATCCTTTATACACACACACCAAAAAATATAAGACCCATATTATATATATTATATAAATAAGTTTTATATATAAAGCCGCCCTACGGTTCAACGAGCACGAACCTCCGGCGCATCTTTCCTGGCTGCCCTGGCTGCCTGTGCAATCTTCCATACCAGTCTCTTTCCGCTTCCACAAGCTCGCTTAACAACTCCACGCTTTGAAGGCACACTTCAATCTCCTCTTCTCTCATCTTCAACGTCCCAGTGACTTCCCCTTCCTCAAATGTTCCACGAGAGTTAATCCAGGTTGCCAACGCTTCCATTCCAATCATCCCCTCCATTTCCCGGCCTTATAGTCGTACTCTTTCAAGCAATCGTACCGCTCCCGGAACGGAAAGAACGTTTCTCCATTGCCCTTGTACGCCTCCCGCAGAGCCTTGTCCAGCTGCTCCTGATACCAGTCGGCTTCATCAGTTGGCAGGAACGCCGGACGGAAATACTGCATGATTTCGTTGGTTTTCTTCAGGACTTTCAGGATTCTCGCTCCGCTGAATGTATCCTTGCCCATGGTTTCCGTATCTCGCAGGGCAAGCGAGATATAGTCGCACATCTGTTGCACGCCTAACGCCCAGCCCTCGTCAAAGCAAACTTTCTGAATTTTTGCCTGTTTTTCTAAAAAAGCATTTTTACTCGGCATCAAAAATCTCCTTTCTCTTTTGGAAAAATAATATAGTCGGAGACCGGTTTCTCGGTCTCCGGTTTTTTCATGCCTTTTTTTGCGCCCGGCGGAGGCGGCGACTCTCCAGGTCCACCTGTCTGCGGCGGGTATTGCTGCACACAACGCAGCAGGTTAGCTGGCGCACCGTGCGAGGGATATATTTTTTCCCGCAGATTACACACGTCCGTTCCTCCGGCTCCCATTTTCCCCGCTTACCCAGTTCTTTCCGGCGCAAGGTTTCGTTCCGGTTCATCTGGCTTTCCCTGCACCGTTCGGAACAGTACAGCCGCCCTCGATGGGTTGCCTCGAACCATTCGCCACACCACTTGCATTTCCGCATTTCGGAAAACTTGCGTGTGACCGACTCAGCTGACTTAGGCGGCTCGATTCTTTCCCGCTGTGAAATGAGCTTTCCATAACTGATTCCAGCCTCCACAGCGTCCATAGAAGCCTGACACAGCGGGCATCGCCGCTGAGCATTGATGTTTTGCCCAGAGCCGCACACCTTGCACACGTTCTTCCGCCGTCCCATCAGTCATCCCCTCCGTTCACCAGGAGGCAGCAGACCAGCAGGAACACCACTCCAGCCAGCGCTAGCACCACACCTGCCACAACCATTATCCCCACCCCCAGATTATATTTTGAAGCCACCCCGGCAGCGGTAAATTTATCGTTGCCCGGATGACGGCCAGCCGGAAAAAGCCGTAGCTGTACCCCAGCGCCACTGCCAGAGTTAGCGCTATCAGGATTATTAAGATTATTTTTCTCCGCATTCGTTCTCCTCCGGCAGTTCGGGCAGCGGCATCCAGTGGCTCACGCCATTTACATAGCAGCAGCCGTCCCGCCACCCGATTTCGTCATACATCAAAATATCAATGTAGCGCATTCCTCGGAATGCCTCCGATTCCACCGCCACCAGATATTTGCCGCATTCCCTCGGCAGCCGTTCGCTGCACGTAATCCATGTGTTGTCCATCGTGGGTTTCGCAGGATTAACCTTGATAATCTTGTATTCCGCTCTACGTTTTCCACTGATTTCTGCGGTATGTTCTGATACTTTTGTAATTTTTCCACGCTCTAAACTGGCAGAAGTTCCGTTGTAGTTCAGAAATACAACATCATCTCCAGTGCTTAATTCATTTCCCAAAAAATCACGTGCCATTTTCATCCTCCAGTCTGCACCTTATACCCCGGAAAACTGCACCTTCAAAAATGTATTCGTGGTAAATGCAATCTGGACAGAAGTGCCTGTTTGCTTTACAGATTTTCTTTGTTCTCCACTTTTTCAGCCATTTAAGGAACATTTTCATTTTATTCCTCCAAATCCATTTTAGCTCCGCAGGTGCAATATCTAGGCTTTCCCATCCGCATTAGCTCAAACGTTTTGCCGCACTCTGAGCAGGTAATCAAAGCAAACATTAGCCTGAGCGCTGCGCCCTCGTAAATCGTACCATCTGGGTAGTCTACCACCCACCGCCCATGCCGCACCGGCTCCACATCGGCAGCGGGAGCGTCCAGCACCTCCGACAACATATCATCAATCCAACACGCACGGCACCTGGCACCATTCGCATCTTTCCCTTGCTCTTTGCAAGGGGCGCAATACCGCCCCTCACAATCAGCGATAAAAGCCTCCCTGCTAATGTAATCACTCATTTCAGCCCATCCACATAGCACCAGCTCTGGGGCGGGCGTTTGATTTCATCAGGCTCATATCCAAATTTCGTTTTCCGCAGCCCCTTGAATTCGCTCAGCGGTTTCGGGGTATCATAGGCTTTCAGGTTGGAAATGTGCCAGCCGTACATTTCCTCCCTTCCGAACGCATAATACCGGAATTCTTCCTCTGCCAGACATGCAGATTTCAAATCCTCGTCGTCAATCTCCCACCAACTATCACCGCAGTCGTAATCCATTCCGATTTCCGGGTGCGGGCAGTAATCGTAGTTGTACGTTACTATGCTGTCACACACGAACTCCCCGACAACCTTGCCATTCCCAAGCGGGCAGTTCAGCGACTGCATGGAACCTGTATCTAAGTAGTCCTGCATCAGGCGTTCCGGCGAAATAGGAATGTTCAGGTCAGGTCTACCGCTGGTGCAGTAGATGTACACCTTGAATGGCGTTTCCATATTTGGACGGGTCTTTCTGACTTCTAGCGTCTTTTCCCCGCTCAGAATCTTCTCCACCCACTCCGGGCGAATGCTAATTAAAACCGCTTTAGCCATTGTCAGCCCTCCTGTTCCAAGCTTTTGCCGCATCCTCGTAGTTCTGGTTGTCATTTTCGGCGCAAAATTCATTCGTTGATGCCAAACATGTCCATTTCCCATGCTCTGGGGTTTTTGCAGCACCCATTTTCTCCATGCGTGTGGTTTACTGGGTTTGGCGTAAGCTGTTCTACAACGTTGCTCATTTCCCATTTCCTTTCTGCGTTACGTTATTTGCTCCCATCCGGGAGTTCATCAAATTTCATCCCGCCCGCCAGCTCGGCTATAAAGGTCTTTACCGCTCCGGGAAGCTTTTGAAAATCGCTTTCACGCTTCTGGCAAACCTGGAAGGAACGCTGAAAATTCGATGATACCACGGACTGCACCGTTTCTACGTCCATCAATGCCCATTCTTTCAGCTGGGTAGGGCTTCCAACTGTCCGCTGAACCGCCGGAGGAAGTTTTTGAAATTCTTCAGCTGCACCGTATATGCTGTTTTTCAAGGCCTTTGCAACCAGCCCCCATGCTTCCATCTGGGTCATCTGCTGGGGCGACTGCATCCGATGAAGCATATCTTTCAGTTTCCCGATGGTTGGCATAAAACCGCCGGTATCAGTCGCGATGTACGCCTTTGCAGCGGCGGCGACGGCCTCAAACGGCTCTTCGGCGAACATATCAGCCCAAAGATTGACTTTCACGTTTGCCGCTTCTTTGGACATCCCTCGGAAAGAATCGGGATAATTTGCCTGCAAAAGCGTTAGAATCTGGTACGCTTCCTGTTTATCCATTCCCACCAAATTCCTCCCTGTACATTTCTGCAAGACGGTCAACGCCGCTGGTATAGCCGCTGCGGGTATTTGCAAACTTAGAAAGCCCCCAGCCGTCCCTATGGCATTTTCGGACTACCAGATTCCAGTCCCGCCACTTGTTCTTGTTCCCGGTAGATTGCGCTGACTCATCGACATAGGCGATGCACCGCTCGACCTCGGCCTCTCCGAAATCGTTTAACAGGCGGTTGAATTCGTCGTCGGTGAGCTTTACCCAGCCAAACTCGCCGTGAGGATTTTTGGCTTGCTTGGCGGGCGCGCTCTCCCCCTGGGGGGGTATGGGGGGACTATAGGGTTCGGGTTTGGGTTTGGGTTCGGTTTCGGGTTGGCTTTTTTGGGTTTCCCGAAAACCCGCCTGGTTTTTTGGGTTTTCCTCGGTTTCCAAAAAAACCGTCTGCTTTCGCGGTCTGCCGCCCTTTGAGCCATTTTCAGCGTTTGCGGCGTATCGGCTTTCGTAGCTGGCCTTGTAACGATCAACGGTATTTTTACAACGCTTCCAGAATAGGCGCTCAGTGCCTGATATTTCCGGCTCGTTGCCGTCAATAGAATATTTCTGCATTGCCCGGATAAGCCGCCCGTATTCTTCGTCTGAAAGCCCGTCCAGCTCGTCCAGAAATTCAAATGGAATCGGTGTGTAGTCTCTAGCCAACCGTCATTCCCCCTTGACGATGGAGTACCGCGCAAAACTCGTCCGCTCCCCGTATCGGTTCTTCCCGGTGACGGTTTCGCTCTTGATGGGAACGCCCTGGGCTTTCAAATCCCAGATCCTTGCACCCAGCCGGTAACAGCCGTACTCGGTAACAGCCTCGGCCTGAGTGATACTTCCATAGTCCTGCAAATGCCGCAGGATACGTTCACACTGTGTCATGGGGTGCCTCCTCTCCGGTTAGGCGAACCGCCACGCATGGGCGGGTGCCGTACCGCTTGCAGACTGTGGCATCTGTGATAGCTGCATCATCCTTGTAGGCGATACCGTTCAGGGCATCACACACAATCTTGCCTATGTTGTCCCAGTCGGGCTTCACCATGGGAAGAATCCGATTGTCAATCGCTTCAGCCTGCTTGCGCTTGCTCCACGACTTAGGGACGGCGTACACCGCCGCTATATCCGCTCGGATTGGGCCGGTAAACTTTCTGCCGTGGGCCTCGCACTGGTATGCCCATGCCACCAGCTTTTCATAGTCCTTGGTCTTGCTGGGGGTATAAGCAACGCCGTTTTTTGTAAATCTGGGCCGTTCCTTCCCCTGCGGAACACCGGGAATTGTAAATTCAACAGTCATTAGGGTTCTCCTTTCGTTGGAGTTGGCGGTTTCACCTCCCACCGCCAAGGGCTAGGAATCAGGAAATCACAATATAGCCATCCATGCCCTCAAGGGCCGCTTCCAGATACGCCTTGATTCTGCGCATAGCATCGATCTTCCATGCGCCGCCGTCCGCTTCGTACAATGCGCATTGAATACCGTTTCTGTCCTGCATACGGAAAATGTACTGGGATTCCGGCTGCTCCACCTCAATGAAGGTACGGTACGCAACCAGGTTGACGGGGTTGGGAATAACCGCTTCCCCCTTCTTGGCAATGCCAACCTTCACCGTGGCTTTCTGGGTAACGCCATCATCCCCATATTCGGCAATCGTGCCGCTTTCCACGGTTCCGGCAAACTTTAGCAGCAGTCCCCGGTCAT